AAGGCTACCATTGGATTGGCAAATGCTTTTTTTTTTTTTTTCATACTGACCGCATATGCCACCAACATCTTACCCATCTGACTTGCAAAGTCTCCTAATGTACCTAATATCATTCCTAAGAAATCAGACATTGTACCTGCACCTGTCATTAATGCGACGGAGCTTTCTGCAATACCCGTTATTAGTGACTCTACTCCCGCCTCCAGATTAGCATTCAAGGCATTATTTAATTGTTCTAATGCGGTCTTTGATTTTTCTGCTGTATCCGTTAAAGCATTTTCAACCTGCGCACCATGTTCTAATAAACTATTATAAACATCATTCCAAGCACCATCATCAACTTCAGGCGCTCCAATTAATATATTTTCTCCAAAATCAATATCCTCTATTGTGGTATCTGGTATTTCAATTTCTTCTATTTCCGCGACCAATGGAATAGATTTTGCTGTAGAAGTATTACCTCCACCACCACCAGTAGGATTGGTTGTTTTGACTTTTTTCTGTGCTTTATCAACTTTCAATAAGGCACCTTCTAATGCATTATATTCTGTCTCAATTTGTTTCAAACCATCATTCTGTCTTCTAAAAGAATCTGATAAATCAACAATGGATTGAGTAGTTGTTCCATAAACACCTGCAAGACCAGATATTGTATTACGAAATGCATACCATTCCTTTGAACCTTTCTTAAGTGATGCCATTTGTAATGCCAAATCCGCGAGTTGACTCTTATGCTCCGCACTGACAGACTTCATTTGCATACGAACAATAGACATCTGCTTCTTGGCTTCATCTCCATACAATTTCTCTAATTCTGTTTGCTTTGCTTTAAGAATTATAGATTTCCTTAATCCACTATTCGCCTGTTCTTGTGCTGTTTTAATTTCTTCTAATGTAGATTTTTCAGTTAATAGATTTGGCAAATATTCTCCATACTTAGTATTTATTTCATCTATTAATTTTTTTCTTTCTTCACTTCCTGGATTAGTTTTTTCTAATTGTGCAAACAAAAGATTCATTGCTCCTGTTTGCTTACCTAATTCATCGCTGGTCTTTGATAAACCTTCAGATAAATCTAGATTGGTTTCTTTTGCCTTATTTGCCTGCATCACATATCCTGAAATCGCTACGGTTATGGCGATTAATGCGGCTGCGGCTGCCATCCAAGGATTTGCCAATACTGCTTTATTAACCGCCAATAAAGCACCTCTGACAGCTTTAAATCCTGTTACTAATTTAGGTATAATATTCTCTAAGAAAAAGCCTAAAACAAGTAATAAAGGACCTGCAGCTACGGCAACAGTACCTAATACGGCAGCAAAATTCTTTCCACTTTCACTTAATGTACCAAACCATTTTGATACACCTCCTATCACACTCGCAATCGCTTCAAATGCTGGAATAAATGCTTGTAATACAATATCACCTATACTTACCAATCCACTACTCATTTCACTTAAGGCAGCATTCATTCTGAATTTAGCCGTATGTGAGGCTTCTTCAAATGCCGCGTCTAATGTACCTGTCGTATCAGTAAGTGCTTTGAATATCTTTGCATTATCTTTTCCATTCTTTCCAACCAAATCTAATACCCCAGAAAGTGCTCTAATGTTTGGAATAACATTGGCGATGGTTTGGTCTCCATATTGTCCTTGAAGCGTCTTTAGTTCTTGTAACGCGGCAAGTACACCGTCATTCTTTATAACATCTCTGAAATGCTTACTTGATACACCCATTCCCTCCATAGCCTTTTCAGCCATTTGAGAGGGTTTTAACATGCTTGCAAGTATCTGTTTCAACTGCATGGCTGCCGTCGCTGCATTCGTACCCGTTCTAGTCATTGCAGCGATTGCCGCACCTACCTGGTCAAATGATACTCCCATTTCTGAAGCAATTGGCAATACCTGTCCTAATGCTTGCGCTAATTCTTCTGGAGCCGCTTTACCTTCTCTTACCGTTGCAACTAGAATATCAGTTGCTTCTGCTGCATTCAGATTCTCCTTACCGTACGCATTCATTGCACTTGTGACCAAATCGGCTACCGTGGAGGTTTCTCCTAATCCGGCTGATGCAGCTTTGGCACTCATTTCAAGTACCTCCATAGCTTCAGCGCCTTTAATACCTGCTGAAGTAATGAAGAATAATGCATCTGCTAACTTGGTAGGACCTTGTGCAACCTTAGGTCCTAATGCTAGTATTTTTTCACCCCAATCATCCACCTGGTCTCCTGCCACACCAACAAGTCCTTTTATCTTGGATAAGGAATCCTCAAAATCCATTGATACCTTACCCGCCGCAGCTCCTATCGCAAGTAAGGGGACTGATATAGCCATTGTCATTGTCTTACCAACTGCTTTCATTGTTGCACCTGTCTTCACAAGCTTTGCTTCCGCCTTTGTCATAGCAGCATTGAATTGAGTTGTATCCGCCGTGACGTATGCTACCAGATTTCCTAATGACATTGACATATATCTATTCCCCTTGTTTTACCTTCAATTTAAAAACTGATGCCATTCTTAAAACACCTGCCTTCAATTCTTCAGTTGATTGACGTTTAATTTCTATTTCTTTATCCCATGGCAATTTGAATAATTGTGCAGCATTTTCTAAAGCATGTTTCTTATATGGACTCATGTTGAAAATATAGAATGTCTGTGTTCTCATTATCTCCCACTGCATTTTAATCATTTCATCTGATTTAGCATGCTCACGGATACTGAAATCTAAATGAGCTTCATAAAACTCAACAGGTGTCAAATCATAAAACTGCTCTACACTTAATCCAAATCTGGAAATACTTAAACCACATGCTTCATTAAATGATAATGATTGTCTTTTTACTTTGTTTTCTTGCCGCTCTTTTTTGTTTGCTTCTTCACTACTTGTTCCATCCCGCCTACCTTTAACTTTGGAAAAAATGTAGGAAGTTTTTCAATGAATTCAAACATGCAAACATCAAGGACAAATTCCATATCACTTTCCTCTAATTCTAAATCCGTCTTGGTAAGCTTTGCACCCATTACCAATGAATGATATAATAAAGGCTCTAGCCTAGTAATATCACCACTACCTAATAACTCTTGCAAGTCAACGACATTATCACCTTCACTTATATGCTTCAATGCATAATAGGAGGTTCTGAATGGAAGTTTCTCTCCCATGTAATCTAAATATTCTACCATGTCAATTTTATTTTATTTGGTTAATAAAAATAAATAAAACTTCTGCAATTATGCGGAAGCTGAATCTAATGTGAATTGTCCTGAGATTTTCAAGGTTACTGATACAGTAATCTTATCATCTATTGGAATATCCATTGGAATTTCAGTTACAAGTGCAGTGAACTCAATGATTGTGTTGGCTGCATCTGGTAAGGCTATCTTATAATTGAATGTGGAAGAACTTTCAAAGTCATCCTTCATTTGCTCATAAGTTGCCCTTACGAAATTCATACTTAAAGAAACAGTTCCAGGGTCTTTCAAACTTCCTATGAAAGTTTTATATCCACCCGTCGTGTCTAATGTGGTTGTTTCAATTGTGTCTTTTGTTGGACTTGGTCCTGATAACGAATTGATATCACCCATTGCTGTCCAAGCACCTGCTCCACTTGAAGCTGATGCATCCCATCTGTAAAAGATAGTTCCTAATCCTGCTACGGCGTTTCCCATAATAAATTACTCCCTCCTTTGGAGCTTAAAATTAATAATAAATCTTACTCTGTTATTTTCATCGTAGTCTAATAATGTAGCTGGCATACCTATCACTATGGAAGTATAAGTAATTCCATTGATTACGGTATTATATAGCCCATCTAAGAGACTTTCTATGTTCTTTGCTAATGTATAGCCGTCCACGTACTTTGTGGCTCTAATACGTACCTGTACATTCGGGTATTCATATGGATTAGTTCCATCTAAATCAATCCCATTCTCCTGCCCTGGTACATCAAAAACAGTAACACAATTATCAGGAGCTACAGGTTCTTTTCCTACGAATAAATTAGTGGCAAATGTCAATCCATTTGTTCCATTAATTTTATCCTTTATGTCTACTGCAGCTGAATTCATTGTTTATCTTGTTTTGATTCTTAATCTTATTGCTTCTAGTACTTGTTTTTTTGTCCTCATTATTGCAGCGGCCAAGTACCATGCACCACTACCAGGACGTTTGAAATTTGCTCCTACCATTTCATGGACAAAGCCTGCATAATTAGCGGAAAATCCAAATGCAACGGTAGGATTTCTTCTTGTCTTTACGACATTTGTTTCCTTAGAAATTACCTTGCTATGATTTGACTTCATAACTGCTGAATCTGTACCACTGAAACTTCCATCATTATCACCTCCTTTACCTCTTGGAGTAACAGTGAACCAACTGGCTCTTAAATTACCCGTATCAAGTGGAGTAATAGGTGAAACATCCTCAGTAGAACGGTGTATGATAATTGAGGCTTCAATTAAGCCATCAATTGTCACAGTACCCATCTTTGCCATCTGAGCATTCATCCTATCTTGCATCTTTGCGACACCTTGTAATACCACCGCCATTTCTTATAAGTATATAGTTTGCCAATTAACTCTTCCTCCTACCGCAGTCGTTTTATCTACTGCCTTAATTTTGTATGCTTCTGGCAGCGTCTCGGGATTAACTCCTGTATCAGATAAATCTACAACCTTACCTAACATTAAATACCCATTCTCTTCTACAGCTTCTAATATATTAACCGTAGATTTATATACATATTCTTCTCCAGGTTCATTTCCTTTATCTCCTTGTTTTATCGTACGTTTATCTTCCCACCTACATTTCAAATTCACAGGCGCTCCAAAAGTAAATCCTCCAAATCCATCTGGAGTAGGAGATGTCCAATATATAACATCCTGAACCAACCTTTTCTTCAATGCATTAATCATCTAACATAGATTTAATTGAACGTATCACAATTGGTTTCTTCTTTAATTGCTTCTCCTCAAAACTACCTGTAGAATCTAGCATAATTACCATCTGTCCATATGAAGTAGAGTGCATTTCTTCTCCAAATTTACCTGCAAATGTCACCTTTGCATCACCTATTTCTTCTTGTGTAGTAAATCTTTCTCTACTTACTGAAATTAAATGTGCAGTAAGCCAAGTTTCAATATCCTTTAGAATGGCATCAGTTAAATCACTATCACCAAGTCTGGCAGTTACAATAGTATTTGCCATACCAATGAATGCTGTGATGTCTGAATCTTCTAATGCTGTATCAATTACAACTTTGACTGAATCTATGTCTGTACGAACTGCCATATCTTATTTAATTTTGGAAAGTAGTTTTTCCATTTTCAAAGTATTTTCTAAACCAACTAATTGTAGTAATTCTTCAAGCTGCCTTTCTAGTATATCTTTTTTCTCTGGCCAGATATAATGAGTATCCAAACCTGCCAAATCCATCATATTGAATCTTTCAATATACTGCTCTATCCACCATTTCCAACCATCTACCATACTATCTACACCTACGGCATCTACCATACTACGATTATCAAAGGCAGTCATATAACCCGTCTTAATGCAGCTTTCTAAAATAGCAGCTGAATCACGTCTTACAATAATCCAATGCGCTTCAGGAAATGCTTTATGAAATACCTGCCACAATAGTATTAACCTGTGGTCTTTAATCATCCAAGCTTGTTCAATATCAATTATCTGATGTACTGCCCAAACCTGTATATTTCTTAGTAATTCCTCAGCCCGTAGATAATCAACGTACAATGGATTGGGTAAAGGAAATTGCCCTTCTATATCTGCTTGTAATTGCTTAAGAATTGGATTGAAAATATTATCCTGTAATTCTTTATTTTCAAACAAACCGCGACTTGTGACAATATTACCTACCTGAGCTCCACATTTGTGAAAAGCGGAAGCAATTATTGACGTACCACTACGTGGTAAACCACTTACTAAAATAGGCGCTTTTATATTCATCCCATTACCTCCTTCATCGTACACTTGTAAAAAACCTCTATGGCTGAATCTGGATTAACATTGTTAATTTCAATACCCATTCTTTCTGCATCTATTGCCATTTGTGTGAAGCCAATTAAATGCTGCTCAAATGGTAATGCTCTTTTATCAGTTGGTGCCGTATAATCTAAATAGTAATGTCTATGAAAATGCTTTTGTCCTTCCTCAAGCTGCATATCAAAGCCTAATAAGAAAATCCGTTTTGCTCCTAAATGTGCAGCAAGAGAAACGGAAGCCGCTCCACTATTGGCATTCCAGCTCACCCTACTTGGTATTTCACTGATACCACGAGGATGTTCAAAATCTTTTTCCAAATAATTGATATCGTACTCTAAGAATTCTTTTTCAAAACGTGGATGACAGGTTACTTTTACACCTTTGAAATCTTGTATTAATTTTCTGTTAGCATGAAAGAATTTAAAGTCTCCAAAAAACAAAAAATCAACCCAATCTCCAATAAAGGCGGATGCATTGACACCTATTACATGCTTATCGTGTAGAAATGCCATATAAGGGCTGTATTCGCTTATCTGTCGCACTTTCTCTCCTTCCGCATACAAAGTATTAGGAGGAATGGAAAATTGCTTTAAAATAGAATTTCCACCCCCTAATATATATACATCTTCTCCCTGCCATATCTTAGAAACGGACCAGCTCATTATGCAAGTAATTCAGCAAGTAATTCTTCTGCAGCGTTCTTTCTTAGCTTATTGGAAGATATGCAAGTATCTTCTGAATCATATACATGCCACCACCCTCTACCTGCTTCCTTCATATAGAAATCTGGTTTAGATTCAGTTACAGTGTCTTCTGTATCAGCAATAGCCTTACCACTTTCCGTACCTACCTCAACCTCATCAACATCGGTATCAGCGGCATGACTTACCTCAGGTATCTGTACTACCTTTTCATCCATTACCACTAATAAGTCTTTGAATGCATTAGGTATCTCATGTGGGTATGCTTCAAAAATTTCATTTTGCTTCACAATTTTACCTGTGATTAATCTGAAGCTACCTCCACCTAATTTCTTATAACGTACTTTGTCTTTTCTTCTCATCACTTAATTTATTTTCTGGTTAAAAATAAAAAGGGCAAGGCCTAAATCAAACCCAGCCCTTTCACACATACACATAAAAATATTAACTAAATCAATATCTTATTTGTTTCTAGGATTATGCCAAGTGAACTACTCCTGAATTACCTTCAGAATCACTTCGTACTTGCGGTACCTGAATAGTAAGCACTTTATAATTCGTAACGAATTGTCCTTGTGCTCCATTCCATTGTACATTCTGAATAGGTAAACCTTTTACAAGACGTACGGTATCAGAAGTCATTTGCACCATCAAAACATTATTAGCAGTCAAAGTATCTACTACCTTAATACCCTTAATACCACTTATTTTCATGATACGCTCGCGAATAGTAGTACCTGGAGTATTAGAATCATAATCCTTATCTAGAGCGGTTTCATACGCTGTAGGGATATAGATTTGATAAGGTCCATAATGCTTGGCATCAATTGCAGCTTGTTTCATTGCAATTACATCATCAATGATGTTCAATGCTGTAATAGTTGCCGCATCCCAATTCTTAGTCAAAGTAACCGTATTACGGTCAGGATGATTAAGATAAGAATAAATAGTACCTCCACCAAATGTATAAGTTGAAGATGTGAATAACATACTTTCCAACTTCTCAGATACCTTTCTACTAGCCATTTCAGCTTGTGTAGTATCTAATGGATTGCCTAATTTTCTACTCGC